GGCGGTGTGCTTTTTTGTTGTCTACGAGACAAATACTACTTTAAGTAGAAATTAAGTCAATACATAGTAGGGATTATTTCCTACTTAAAGTTGTATATTATTAGTTTTAAATAATAAAAAACCCACAAAAAGTGGGTTTAAAGTAAAAAATTAATAATTGGTTTCAAAGAAAATAAGCTGAAATTCAATAAATATCTCGGTACAAGCCAACCACTTTTCCAACAAGGCGGCAATCTTCGGAAAGTTTAATAATTTTATCAGGCCAGTCTGGGTTCAATGGTTCCAAGAATTTACTTGTTCCTTCGCCCTCAATGATAAGCCTTTTTAAAAGTCGCCTCTGAATCGCCAGCGCAAGCTACAATTACAAGATCATCTGTTTTAAGATCAAATGTTTGAATGTCTGGATTCACATATATTCTATCACCCGGTAGAAAGGTTGGAGCCATAGAATATCCTACTACTTTTAAAGCATATCCATTTTTCCCGCATCTTTTATTTGGCGGTAAATATTCTTCAATTTCCGTATCTTTCAAAACTGTCTCAATCGGTGTAAATGAACCAGCCGCAACCCAAGAGATTACTGGAACCCTGCGTCCTTCGAAACCAACTTTATCTGATAAATCAATATTATTGTCTAACTTAGTGCCATGGTCTAAGTAACTAATTTCCACTCCAAAAATATCAGCCAATGTTTGTAGCTTTTCAATTCTTGGTTTAGCAGAACCGAGTGTATATCTACGAGCCATCTCATAAGAAACACCAATAGCATTTTTTAACTCATTGATAGTTTTAATTGGAGAGTCTTTTGCCTTCATCAATGCGTTGAGTCGGTCCGCAAAGTCTTTGTATTTAGCATCATCCATCAAAATAGGCTTCTTTTCTACTGTGGGTAGAATTTTACTATCAATTTTTAGTTGCACCAATTCTATTTTTGGTAGTATATTTCTTTCTACTTTAAGTAGGTTTTTTGGTGTCATTTATGACTACTCCACATGAAGCATTTAATAACGCTGTGACTTTTGCAGGGAGCATCTCAGCTTTAGCTCGAAAAATAGGGGTTACACCTTGGGCTGCTAGCAAATGGAATCCTGAGAAAATTCCAGAAGATCGCTGTTTGAAAATTGAGGAAATTACTCAGGGTCAAGTTAAGGCAGAACAATTACGACCAGATATTAACTGGGAATATGTTCGCAAGAACCTTAAGAAGCAAAACCAATCCGTGAGCTAATTCTCACAAATTAGCAAACGTGCGTATACGTGAAATTTAAAGAGGGATTCACATATGAGTGAAATCAACTTAAGCCCAGAGGCTAAAACAGCAATTTACAAGATGATTCACCAGTCACAAGGAGTTACGCCGCAAGAAATTGCAAACGTACTTGGTGACTCTTACAAGAGCGTACTTAATTACGCAAACCCAAATATGGAAAGCCATTTACCAAGTATTAAGAAGCTTGAGGCAATGATTCAGTTTACACGCAACCCAGCTTTAGTTAAGGCATGGGCACACATGCTTGGTTATGTTCTAGTGCCAGCTAATCAAGTGGATGAGAAAGGCCATGAAGTCAGCATTGTTGAAACCTTGCTACATATAAATATTAACAATGGCCAAACCAATCAACAGGTCCACAAAGTTTTAGAGGATGGAGTTGTTACGCCTGCGGAATTAGCAGATACAGAAGAAATCTTAGAAGAAATGGAAAACCACATTCGCCAACTTCGAGAGGCGCTTAAGTCGGAAGCTGCAACTTATATTTCTAAGGTAAAGAAAGAAAAAGCCTGATCTGGTCCATCAGGCTAGTTAATTCAATTACTTGCTAGAGGAATCGAATATGCAAACTAATCTATCAAATCAACAGCAAATAATCCAGAGCTGGTTTGAGCCGTCTCTCCACACACTTAAAGCATTAATCAAAAAGTGTGAAGAGAACCTAGAGCGAATTAAAGCTGATACTAAAAATGCAGCTGTAAAGCGAGATGAATTTAAAGAGGTTTTAGTGCGTCAGCATCGTATTACGTACAACCATGCTGAGGAAATTATTAGAAGCCTTGGTCGTGCTGGGCGTATTCGATACTTAGGTAGCACATACATTCAGATTAAAGAAGGCGGTGAAGCATGAATACATTTGTTGATGCTGCTCGTTCTTTTAGAACTCAATTCGACTTAAATTTTTCTGAAAAAATCATCGTAGATTTCTTTGCAGGCGGTGGTGGTGCAAGCACCGGTTTAGAAATGGGTTTAAACAGGCCTGTTTATGTTGCTGTAAATCATAATCCTAAAGCAATTTCTATGCATGAGGCTAATCATCCCCATGCAAAGCATTATGTTCAAGATGTATTCGCAGTAGATCCTATTGAAATATGTGATGGCTATCAAGTGGGTTGGTTTCATGCAAGCCCTGACTGTACACACCATTCTCAAGCTGCAGGTGGCCAACCACGTAAAAAAGAAATACGTGACCTTTCTTGGGTGGTTCTTAAGTTTGCAGGCAAAGTTAAACCTGATGTGATCAGCTTAGAAAATGTTAAGCAGATCTTAGGATGGGGGCCTTTAATTGCAAAACGAGACAAAGCAACAGGCAGAGTCATTACTCTCGATAAAATTGATCTTAATGGAAAAAAGGTAAATCGAATTGCAGAGCCTGGTGAGCGAGTTCCTCGTCACAATCAATTCTTAGTACCAAACCCAAAAAAGAAAGGGAGGACTTGGAAACACTTTGTCCGTAGTCTTGAACAACTTGGTTATGAAGTTGAGTGGCAAAAAAATATTATTGCTGCTGACTTTGGGGCGCCAACAAAACGTGAGCGATTATTTCTCATTGCACGCTGTGATGGGCAACCAATAGTATGGCCAGAAAAATACTTCTCAAAGAAACCTAAGGGCAATTTAAAAAAATGGCGCTCAACAGTTGAATGTGTTGATTTTTCAGATTTAGGAAATTCTATTTTTGATAGGCCGCAAGGTCCTCTAGCTGATGCAACTCTAAAACGCATAGCTAAAGGTATTCAAAAATATGTCATTGAAACTAAAGAGCCATTTTTTGTTAATTCTGCCACACCTTTTATTGGCCGTGATTTCCGTACAAGTTTTGGTCATGACATACGTGAACCATTAGCAACAACTACAGCAGGTTATGGCGGACATAGTTCTTTAATAAGTCCAATCCTTGTTCCGTTTATTACAGAGTTTGCAAACGCTTCTCAACAGCGGAATTGGTCAATTGATGAGCCTCTATCAACCATATGTGCACAAGTGAAAGGTGGGCATCATGGATTAGTTACTGCCAAGTTGAGCAAAGATAACTATAAGGGCGCTCTTCGTGTTGCTGCATTTTTAATTAACTACTACGGCAATGGAGACGCAAGAAGTATCACTGAGCCAATGGATACGATCACTACTAAAGATCGTTTAGCCCTAGTTACTGTTTGGATCAAAGGTGAACCTTGGGCAATTGTTGATATCTGTATACGCATGCTTAAACCACGTGAACTTTTTAGAGCGCAGGGGTTTCCAGATTCATACGTAATTGAATACGGGAGCGATGGAAAGCCTCTATCTAAAAAAGATCAAGTCTTTATGGTTGGTAACTCCGTTTCTCCATATCCAATGGCTGCTATCGCCAGAGCAAATAATCCATTTATTACGCAACAAATTAAGGGGGCCGCATGAATTATTACCAACACCATATTGGTGACTTTAACAATGCGACTCGCCACCTCAGTTTAATTGAGCGTGCGATTTACCGTGACTTATTAGACATGTATTACGACACGGAGAAGGCGATTGATGCAACAAGCATTGATCGTTTAGCACGTCGTTTGCAATGTACTACCGAAGAGCAAAAAGAAGCTCTCAAATATGTACTTGATGAGTTTTTCATTCTTGAAGAAGGTGTTTATCGCAATAATCGTTGTGAACGAGAAATTGCTGAATACCACGGGAAAAAGAAACAAGCGAGTGAGGCTGGTAAAGCGTCTGCTGCAAAACGTGCAGCGAAAAAGAAAGGTTCGTCCAACAGTGGTTCATCAAAAGATGATCAATCGTCTAACGAAAATTCAACGGTCGTTGAAAATCCGTTAAACGAAGAACAAACGGGCGTGCAACCAACCAATAACCATAAACCATTAACCATTAACCAAGAACCAATTATTGATAGTAGTGGTAATACGCGTGGAGAAAATTCGCAATTAACTCCAATTCAATTTGCTCAGTATCAGATCGATGATCACAAGCGTTATTCAATGCGTGAATTCATTTCTGAATACAGCGAGTTTCAATACGATTTCATCTCACTTGCTCAACAAAGATTTGTTTCTGTACCTGAAATCGACTTGAGAACCATGATTCAAAATTTCGGTGACTGGTACTTTGCAAACGAATCAAGTTCGTTGAATACACCAAGCATCTGGTTGGTTAAGTGGTTCTCTTGGGTTCAAAACAACGAGAAACAAGTCGCTGCTAACCGCAAGAAACAAGAGCAAATCAATTCAGCTGGTCAAAAACCACAAGAGTCGGGTTACTTCGCTAATCTTTTTGAAGAACAGAGCGAATCTCAAATCGTGGATGTAACCCCAGCAAAAAAGTTTCCAATGATTGAGGAGGTAGGTCATGCATGAGATTACCTTGAACGAAGTGCGTCAATTAATCGCTTCTCTTCGCACTGTTTACGCTGCTCAGTTCAATAAGCAATTTCCAGCAACAGGCGAAAGTGCAATTCCTCTGTCAGTGGTTGAGCAAATCGCACTTAAAACACTGGTTGGCGTTCAACAAAACCAATTTAACAACGCACTTGCTCGATTACTTACAGCAGGTGGACGCTTTATGCCGTCATTTGCCGAGTTTCGCACCTGGTGTATCGGTGAAAGTTGGATGCCTCCAGAAGAAGCTTGGTCTCGCGCATGTAAGTTTACAACTGACCGTTCCGTGGTTATTACCCAAATCACTAAGTACGCCTTAGACGAGGTTATGTATTTGATCGAAGCCGGCCAAATGCGAGCAGCTCAAGATAATTTCTTCGGGACATACAACGTGATGGTGGCTAAAGCTCAGTTAAAAGGCCGTCAGCAAGAGTTTTACACTCCACCGCTACAACTAGAGCATAAAGAACCTGAACACACCCCAGTAAGCAATGACGAAGCGCAAAAGCATCTCCAATCATTGATGGAACGTTTAAAAATCAATGGTCGTAAACCTGCACCATTACAAAAGCTTAAGGCTAAGGAAAAAGAGCCTGAACTTGCAAAAGAATTAGGTCCAGATCCTTTCGATAATCCGCACGAATACGTTGAGATGTGTCGCCGTGAAGGTATGCCGATTCCTCGAAATATTCTTCAGCTAATTGATCGGGTGAATATATGAGCCATTTCCAAGATAAGCATGTGATTCATGTTGATGAACAAAATCAAGTTATCAAGTTCACACGTAGAAATGAGATTGTGGAGTGTGATCACGGGCGTATTCAAATATCAAAGGAAGATAATGAGATCCTTTGTATGGACTGCAAAACAAAACTTAATCCAGTTTTATGGATTGCCAAATATTTAGACCAATTGAATCAAGTCACCCAACGTAATAACAGAATGCTGGCAGAGGTCCGTGAAATACAGGCAAAGCTTGAAAAGAAAAATAAGTTTATGTGCAAACACTGCCATGAAGTAAACACTATTGATTTTAAGAAGCTTCCTTCACAAGCAGCTGTAGTGCGCGGTATGGCCGTAATTGATCAAGAGTTTGACGGTATGAAAGTGGAGCATAGCCGATGAAGTTAACTAAACAGCAACGTGCTGAGCTAAAACAAAAGTTTGGTGGACATTGCGCTTACTGTGGTGATTTGCTTGGCGATAAGTGGCATGCAGACCATATCGAAGCAGTGAAGCGAGATTTAATTCATGTTGGTGGCGGTAAGTTAATTACGGGTGAAATGACTAGACCGCAAAACGACACTTTAGAAAACATGAACCCTGCATGTGTTCCTTGCAATACAAACAAATCGTCTATGCCGCTGGAAGGGTGGCGAAAAATGCTTACACATTACCGTGATGTGCAGTTACTACGCGATAGCACACATGCTCGTCATTTACTTCGATTTGGACTGATTGAAATTAAATCCGAGCCTGTAAAGTTCTTCTTTGAGACCTACGCTAATTGCAAAGTGGAGGATGTGTGATGGAAGAGTTTGAGCAGTGGTACTTAGATACATATTACAAGCCTTATGGTTTTGTTCCGCCCGCTAATCTATTTGAACGCTATGAAGATACGTACATTAGAGAAAATGTTTATCAACACAACCTTGTATGGCAGCACCTGCAAGCGAAAGTAGTGGAATTGCAAAAGCGTTTAGATGGGGCATTAAAGGAGACTCAATATGCTTTGCAGTATGTTGAAGGGGACATGCGCGGCAATCATGAATTTCTACAAATGGCAATGATTCGAACCTTTAAAGCTTTAGAGCAAGTGCTCAATGGTGGTGAGCCTAAATGACATCAATGAGCCTTGCTGATTACCGCCTTACATGCCCGAAAGTTCAAAAGAAAAAGGGTCGAAACAAGTTTAATGCTTCGAAAATTAAATTGGATGGAATGACTTTTGACAGTACTAAAGAATACAAACGGTATATCGAGCTAAAGGCTCTACAACAACGAGGTGAAATTAAAGAATTGCAGCATCACACAAAATTTGAATTGGCACCGAAGACAAAATTAGAAGGGGAGAAACGAGCTAAACCAGCACTTAGATATTTTGCCGATTTCACTTATTTCACGACAGCAGGTGAATACGTTGTTGAAGATGTGAAGTCTATAGCTACACGCAAGCTACCGAGTTACCGAAATAAAAAACACCTGATGAAAACAGTTCACAATATTGATGTGAGGGAAGTTTAAACATGAATGCAAAAGTTAATAACAAGACAATGGACTGGTCTAAACGTTCTGCTCATCAATGGTTGGAACAATATGGTCTATGGGTAAGATCAACAAAATCTAAAGTTTCTGCTAATCCTCTAGCATGTTTAATTGACCAAAATGACACAACTAGAATTAGATCAAGTAAGGTCTCTATGCCATGCGAAATTGAAGATTATGAGGCAGTTGAAGTAAGCAAACTCTTGGCTAAAATGCATAACGATAATAGGGAATTTCTACAAGAAAGAGCTTGGTTTTTAATACTTTATTATGAAAATAATTGGTCGTATTTAACAATTGCCAATGTACATAGATGTAGTAAAGCAAAAGTACGTGCTGAGATTGATAAAGGTTTGGCTTATTTGGATGGTAAAATAGAGGTATTGCAATCTTGACAGTGCAGCACACTTGGTTTAGATTTGTGATATGGTGGGACGAAGTTATAAGCGTTGCACCAAATTGTTTTAAAAGCTCGCCAAATGGTGAGCTTTTTTGTTCCATGAATTTTAATATAATAAGTTTTTTATAAATCCGAATTAAATAAAATGTCAGAAACTAATCCTTCTAAAAGTGAGAAAACAAAGCTTATTTTTATAATATCTTGTTTCATTGTATTAACGGGGGTAGCTTACAGAATTCTTTATTTAGGACAAATACAGGGATCAGAATTCGTTATATTAGTTATCGCCTCTATGTTCATTTGTTTGACAGGTTATTTTTTAAAAGAAATTCAGGAATTCTCCATTGGAGGCAATCTTTTTAAATTAAGAGATATCGGGAACAAGTCAGAAAAGTTACTTCATGATATGCAAATTGAATATTATAAAATGCGTATCGATATGGCTTTTACACCTACTGGATTTTTCGGTGGAGTTGGAAATTCAATTTTTCAAAGTAAAATTGAATTCTACAATGTTATTAGAGAAATTAAAGATGTGGGGCTGTTGAAAAACCCTACCTTAAGACAAAAGATTGAAATACAACTTAGAAAATCCCTTCAACAACAACTTGAGAATGTTCACTTAATAGGAAATGTGCTTAATGAAAATCCTTTAAATGGCAAAGTTGATCCTTTAGAAATTAGAGGGTTAATCTCAGAAGAAATTATAAGAAAAAATATAAAAGACAATGATTTGTATAGAGATGAAACAACTGCTAAAAATACAATTTTAATGAGAATTGAAATTTATGAGAACTTATTAAAAGCTTGTAATTGGCTTGAAGAGTAATTTTTTAACCTCCTTCGACCGGTTCTCTTTTGTGCTATAGTCCAGACTAATTAAAAACTGGTAAGTAAAATGAATATCTGTGTTGGTGGTGAACTTGATGGGCAAAAGATAGAAAAAGAAGGTAGATTGCTTAAAGCTTCTGATATCGACCTATCTTTTAAAACTGAGTACTACAAGCAAGTTTTTAACCGCGACAACATCAATTATCATTTTTGGCTTCCAATAGGATCCAACTTGCACGAAATGTCTGAGCGAGTTTTGGATATTTTGAGAGCACCTAAAAAATAAGCATAAAGTATATTGTAAATACATATTCTAATTTGTATGATGTATCACAAATACTGCGCTGAAAGTTTTTGTTTTTGTGACCCGTTTCTTTTTTAGAAGCGGGTTTTTTGATTTTAAAACCCCACTCGCTTAGGACGCTTTGCGAGTTTTCTTGCCGGACGGATTACGGCGCAAATGGCCCCGCTACATACTAGTTATTGGCGGGGCTTTTTATTTTATTAATTTGATGATTTAGTTCTCGATAGTAAATAATTTACTATTGAGAACTAAGTATTTGAAAAATAAAATAAATTTTATAATTAACCTATGAATTAGTATAATAAATAAACATTAACTAATTTAATTGGTGAAAATATGCCATTCGAAAGAAAGACAGGGTATAAATTGAAGTTTATCAATGAAAATGACTTTGAAATTATCTGCCTAGACTGTAACGACACCAATACTGTGAGACAACAACTTAAAGATGCTGGATTTGTTACAGATATTAATTCAGTAGATGAAAAGGATGAATACCATCTTCAAAAGATTATTGGAGTAACAAGTAGCAAGGAAGACTTGATTGCATTACTAGATAATTGGTTTGATTTGTTAAACAGTATGGAGGTTACAGCCTACAAAGATTTTGATTAAAAAATGATAGTAATAAAAACCACTTTTGCAGTGGTTTTTTTATGGGTGAAATATGGATGATAAAGAATACTTCTGGCTTACAAGAAAAAAAGAACCTAAAACAAAACCCAAAAGTAGACCATTGCCTAAAGCTACTCAAAAGTACTTAGAAGCTGAAGAAGAATTTACACATGCTTTAGATAATCTGGAAATTAAATACGAAAAGAAATTCCAGTTTAAATCAACAAAGCATTGGCGTTTTGATTTTCATTTAATTGAACATCGTATTTTAGTTGAAATTGCTGGCGGTCCTTGGTCTGGTGGTCGAAAGGGTAAGCTGGCAACAAAGGCGTGGAGTATGGACCGTTACGATGTTGCTGAATCAATGGGATATACCGTTGTTCGGTTAGAGGCAGTACCAAGATTTAAGATTAATGAATCTGGTCCATTGCAGATCCAAGCTCATTTCGCTAGCCAATGGCTTAAAAATTTAAAGAGGCAAATATTTAATGGATCAGATCAGACCATTTCCTCCAACTGATTTTATAGACCAAGCAGATGAAGAGGAAGCGATACGCATAGTACCTGCGCCTGATTTAAAAAACTGGGTAGTTGCTAATTACTTAACTATTGGTGGACCTCTTTATAACCCCGATCATGATCACATAGCTGAGCTGCTTCACGATAATGAAGAATTTTTAGCATTCGCGTGGGCCTCTTCTGCATATAAAAGCAAGCAAGCTATGGTGTTGGGCCAGTGCGAAAAAGTCATGTTCAATGTTGGTGGCTGGCGTAAAGCTCGACAAGAGCAACAGATGCGAGACTGGTTCGGCTTTGTGCCAACATACTTAATAACTGTCGACGCTTCTTTCTGTGAGCGTGCAAACGATACAGAGTTCTGTTACTTACTTGAACATGAGCTTTACCACATTGGAGTGATGA